CACAAGCCCTCTTTGCAGGGAACACAGATGATTCGGCTGTCAAGGAGGCTCTGTTTTTGGAGTATACCAAGCAAAATGTGTCGGTCTCATCCAACCCTAGGGTTGTATCCGGCAGAAGAGCTGTTAAGAGGGTCGCCAGTAAAAACATATCCAAGATGCGTGACGCCAAAATTGCGTTCCGAGATGACGGTTTCAACACCCAGTCCGGTTCACAAATTGGTGACATGTCTCCTTCCTTACCTGATTTCAATCCTAGCGAGGAAGATATTCGTTATTGCTGGGCGGATGGCCTAAACGAGGGTATTTTCAAACCCCTGTCAGTGCTCCTCATATTTTTGTGGCGCTCGCTTGCAGTTTACCTCTATGGGTTCACAGCAATTGTGGTTTGTTCATCCTCGGCACTGTTCGTTTCCATATTCACTACTTTCGCTACCCTCCGTGGTATGCCTGAGTACATACTGGCTTGGTTAACGACTTTTGATTGTTGCCCTGAATCTGTTAAGATTATTTACGCCAGCAAGAAGAAAATTGATGACATTCGAGATGTTGTGAACACCTGTAAGGAGTTTGTTACGACATCAGGTGGTTCTATTCCAGATGGCTACAAGGTTGTCGCGTTGGAGTTTAAGTCTCTCATGCACATTTTGTATTACTGTTACAACAATGATACGGTATCAGCCCTATCTTGGTCTAGCAACTTCATCATCACAAGGCCCGAAGCTATTAAATCCTTCCTACTTGGTTTCAAGTTTGAACAGGTTGCAGCTAGTGTCCAATTAGAAACCCACCCCGTGTCTTATAATGGGGTTGTGTATCAGATGGACGCAGACGGGCTAAGAGCTGTCCATGAACAACATGTATTAGGAGTTGAGGATCTCACTCCCACCTATGTCATGCACGATCGGACAAATTTTGATGTACAAAACTCGGACTTCACATCCTTGTTTGGCACTGCCTCTTCTATAGCGGCGGCGCTATCAATGTCTGGTATGTCCGAAGCTGACATAAGGCAAGCTAACTCCCAGTTTGTCTTTGTCAACAATTCATCACGAGCCATGTCTCAACATTCTGCCTCTATTATGAAGATAATATCGGTTATTGCCAGATCCACATTTGGTTATGACCCATTTGACTCAGAGTACAGAGCGTTTGCTGTCAAACTCATGGGGATCATTGAGTATTCCCAGAAGTTAAGCTTCAATATAGGACTGGAATCCAACCGTGATGACATGTTGGAGGTCTTGCAAAAGAACATTGAAGCTCAAAAACTTGCTACTGATCCATCCATGATAGTCATACCCGGATTTTTCGCTCGCAAATTCGATTCTGCTGCGCGTATTATATCCGAGAGAGCCAAGGACGCCCACGCTGTATTGGCTACCATTGTCACACGCCCTGAGCCAGCCTGTGTTTTCGTCACAGGACCCCCGGGCGTTGGCAAGTCAGCCCTCATCAGCATTCTTATGTCAGGCTTAGCCTACAAAGATGGTGAGAATTATGATCCGGCACAGACCTACAACTACAACCCTGATGACAACTTCCACTCGTCATACAAGCAGGGCATCAAGTACACTGTTTTCGATGATTGTTTCAAGCACGCTGATGCTGACAAGCGATCTGCAGAGGCTAGTGAACTTATACACATGGTCAATACCGTTCCATACATATTGTCGACACCATTCGATGACAAAGGTAAAGTTACATTTGAAAGTAGCTATGTTTTTGTCACCACCAATGTTGCCAATCACGGTATAGATAAGTGGCGCCCTGTCATAGGGATGACAGACCCCGACGCCATAAAGCGCAGGTTTCATGTGGTTTTGCACAGAACCGATCCGATCTGTCCTGACGTGAAGGACAATACTTACAGACTTGATAAAGTCAACCTCCCAGGTTACGAGGTGGGCCAAATCTTGAACGTCAAACAGATCATCGAACTGACCCACGCTGTAAGGCAGGCAAACATCAAAAACCAGCAAACTCACAATTATGACAACAAATTCTTTGAAGACATGTTTAGTGAGTCACCTGAACCTGAAGAAGCCCCCAATGGCGACTTTGATGCTCAGGCAGACAACCAAGATGAAGAGCAAGATTTCATTATCAAACTCGTTTCTCTTGGCATCGTTGACTGGTACGATAGCCCAAACAGGAACTATTATATAGGATTGTTTTTCCTCTTGGTTACTATGGGCGTTGCCACATATTACTGCGACTTCTTTTTCCCAGAGGATGATGGTGATGATGATGATTTGGATTTTCTCCCTGACTCTCAGAACCAAAAGTTTTCACATGGCAGAAGCAATCGAAAGAATGCCAAAGCCAAAATCCGTGCTATCCGTGCATCGAAGAAGATCACCAAGGTTACAAGAAGCAACCAAGCCAGTAAGCGGTATGCTAGAAGCAAGGCCGCCCATCAGGTGAAGTCATCAAATTGGACCAAACAGTCTGCCGAACTCAATTACTCTCAGAGTCTAATCAGCTCCGTGTCTAAGTGCACCGTCTGGGCTTGTGCTCGAGGTATTGATGAGGATGGGCTTGTGGCACAATCATGCGCAATAGGCTACCACCTACGATAATATCGTGGTTGTGCCTGGCCATTACTTCCTACCATTGGAGCACTTGGATGATCTATCCATGGGATTCAAGTACAATGGGACCAATCATGTTGTCGATCCTGACATTCTCTTTGATTCTGCACATTTTGTCGAATCCATAGACTTGGTTTTTATAACCTTGCCTAAGGATTGTCCCACGCCCCCAGCGGGTATGAAGTATGTTTGGAAGGAGTCTGACATTGTTGAGATATACAATGGATCCCCTATGACTATGCTAACAGCTACCAAGTGTGGTGTCCCTTTCACTAAGAACCTTAACAAATTCTCTGACGATGGGGTCGTTAGCTACACAGTTGGCTCTGAGCCCATGGTCATAGAGGTCCCGATAGGGTATTCAGGAGACACCACAAAAGGTGATTCCGGTGCCCCTGTAGCTGTTATGGGCAGCAATGGTAAAGCTATCGTTGTAGGCTTGCATCTTGGTAAGCAGAGAAATGTTGGTATAGCCATGCAGATCACCCAGGAGTCTCTCAATGAGTTCATAAACGCTGTTGATTGTTTTGGTACCCAAAGCTCTAGCGACACATTCCCTCTTAAGTACGAGAGGGTTGATTGTCAACCAACGCCCCATCCTCTCACTAAATTGAGAAGAGCACCTCTCTACGATTGGGCCAGAGATTTGGATCTAGATGGTCAGCCATTCGGCGAATGTCTCAAGATTCCAGCTAGGCTCAGACCGCACACAGTAGGTGACACCACAGTCAACCCTATGTACAATGCCATTTCCCACTTCAAGCAAGTCAAATTTGATGCAATACCAATATCAGAACAGACCAAGTCCTGGTGGCGGAACTTGTACCCTCGAATAGACAACCCTCGCAATCTCACGGATGACGAGATGTATAATGGATCTCCAGAGTTGAACTATAATTGTGTCAATTACTCCACATCTCCAGGCTACCCTTTTAATAAGCGAGGGGGGCCTGGAAAGAGTGCGTGGATCATCAAAGATGAGGTCACTGGTCGTATGACGCCGACTCAGGATTTAACCGACGCTGTATCACTACTTGAGGATTCTTTCCTTAGAGGTGAAGACAGGGAGGTTCTTTTTCTTGATTGTCTCAAAGATGAGACACGACCTCGTGGCAAGGGTGCTCGAACCATCGGTGCTGGTCCGATCGACTACACCTTGTTGGGTCGAAAATACCTTGGTCACATGATATCCTACGTACAGGACAAGTGTGCCACCCACCCAATATCTGTAGGGATTAACCCACACAGCCTTGAGTGGACGATGTTAGCCAACAAAGCCACAGCATTCAATGGTTCTGTAGTGTCTGGGGATTTTTCTAAATTCGACAGGAATGTCCCCACCTCAGTGTCGGAGGTTGCGGCTGACTTGATCAATGAATGGTACAATGATGGCCCAGTCAATGCCACGGCTCGGAAGCTCATACTTAGCAAGAGTTACGAAGCCACTCACATTTGTGAGGGCAAGGTGTACAAAACAGTTGACACGACAGCCAGTGGTGAACCTGCCACAGCGTTTAATAATTCTGTTAAGAATTGTCTAATGCTGCACACTGTGCTAACAGTGGGCCTTAAGCTCACTAACACACAGTTTTGGTTCTTTTGTTACGGTGATGATTTTATATTGTTCACCGACATACCTGATCTTCGTGTTTCTGATCTTGTCCCCCACTTTAAGGAAATGTTCGGTATGACCCTCACGCACTTCTCTAAACAAGAGGTGGACCCAATTGACAGTATATCCACAGTCAGTTACCTAGGTAGACGCTTTGTTCTTATGCAAGGCGTTTACAAGGCCCCCCTATCTATGCACACCATCATTGAGATGATGTACTGGATGAGGGGAAAGGATAGAAAGATTGACATCTTTCTGTCAACATTGCAGTGCTTTTATCTTGAGCTCTCGCATTATGACAAAGACACATTTGAATACTGGACTCGTGCCATTGCAGACTGTGTCAAGTCTCACAAAGATAGTGACATCTCTTCCCTCCACTCAGCTGTCGTTAAGGCAAGACATGATTGGTGGTATTACCATAGGGGGATGTACACTAGAGAGTATGCCGTGGATTTTTCCGACATCACTCTTTACTATGGTTCCAAATAGTTGGAGAACTATAACCTTTTTGCAATTATTATATCCTGAAACGATTAAAGCAAGCCGCAACACGGAGTTTACCGAACGTGCTGTTAATGACACTGATGTATCACAAGACGTCAGAATAGGTAACTATGAGGAAACTGGTCCCATATCTGAGACTGCTGTCACAGACGAGGTCTACCAGGAGCCTTACCGCTCTGCTAATATGGAGACATACGACATAAACAGAGCACTCAACAGAGAGTACCCACTGACGACTATCAGTTGGGACACCTCACAAATATCCGGCACAAAGCTTGGCAACAATAGTTTTCCGGAGTCCCTCTTCAACAAATCTTTCATTGCAGATAAGATCAAGGACTTCAGACTATTTCGAGGTGGTGTCAGGCTCACTGTCCGTATCACATCAAACAAGTTTTTGTATGGTAAGATTATGGTCACTTACGAGCCTTCACCCCAGACCAATGCATACACGGCCGATGCCGCCACACTGCATTCTGGATCTGGTTTTCCGCACATTATTGTCTCTGCAAGTGCATCTGAGGCTGCGGTTTTTGATGTTCCGTTCATATCTAAGAAGAGATTCTTGGACTTAAATGATTTTCTCAATAATGAGATAGGCATATTCAGGTATTTGGTACTTAACCCACTCACTGATGTGAATGGTGGTGCCGCTGATACTGCCCAGATATTCATCACAGCCCAATTTATTGATGCTGAACTTATGCTCCCAAGGAGTACTGAAGATACAGCTGCCGCCAAGGCCACTGTTGGCAAAATTGCCCAGAACATCTTCGAAACTCAGAGCAAAGTCACTAAGGTTAAGAACCCTGAAGGCGAGAAGAAATCTGCCCAAGGCACTATATCTTCAACCCTAGAAGTATTGGCCCCATTAGCCGGTCTCGTAGGGACAATGCCACTCGCTGCCCCTTACGCAGACACCTTTTCTGTGCTGGCTAGCACTGGAGCATCCGTCGCCAAGATGTATGGCTTATCCAAGCCCACAACTGAGGCCATGACGCAAGTCGGCAAGATTAACCCGTTTTCGGACATCGCATCTGGTAAGGGTATCGATACAGGCATAAAGCTTGCTATGGACCCTGAAAACCAAATCTCCACCAAACCTATTGTTGGAGGTATTTCAGCGGACGAAATGGAACTGCGACACATCGCCGGAACACCCATGTTAACGCGAGTTGTCAGTTACCTCCCAAATTCATCCTCCGCCCAGATTGCCACCACTAGTCCCTTCGATGACAACATGTGCTTTGTCGACTTTCTTAGCAGAAATTTTGCATACATATCGGGATCGTACAAGTACAAGGTATACATTACTGCCTCCAACTTTCACACAGTTAGAGGCGTTTTCTGGCTGTCAGACACATCTGCTAACTCTGATTGGGCTGACTGTTACCACAAGGTTGTTGATATTCAGGGTGACACCGAGGTTGACTTCACAATTCCTTATTGTGGAGCCCCCATATCCGAACCAACCCAGAACACAGACGTCTTCTCCGTCTACTTTAAGATCATCACTTGGTCGCAACCTGATGCCGCCATTTCTGCTCCCATCGCACTTAATGTTTACAAGGCTGCAGGGTCTGACTTCCGTTTTGGGGGTCTCAAGGAAAAAGTTTTCACTGTTCAGTCCAACCCAAGAGCAGATTTTGCTGCAGTCTTCGAACCATTTGAGCCCAGCATGACTGGCTACGTCCACGATGGCTTGTTGTATGGTGAGGAGTACAAAACCCTTCGAGAGGTTGTTCATAGGTATTGTGCTGTGAAACAAACTGCAACGGACACCTCAGTCCCTGCATATGATGGTCGAGGTAATTTTGCCGCCAAC